TCATCTTGTAGCCACGTTCCGGCAGGTGGAGGACTTTATCCAGGCTCAGCATCCCATCTAGCTCCGGCTGCTCCTCAATCAAATCGATTGTGATAAACCGCTCGTGATTTCCGGTGATCCAGACCTTTTCAGCATTTGCTGGGAGCGCCTTGTCGAGCGGGTCAAGAATCTCTTTGTTGAATCCTTCCAAGTTCGCCGCGAGCGAGCCCTGCTTGCGGTACAGAGGTTTCGATTTATTCCAGTGGCTAATTTCAGCCATGTCGAGCTGATCACCCATCCAGACAAAGCCATCGATGTGATTGTGCCGGATGTAATCCATCACGGCTGCCCAGGCAGATCGATCGAGCACGGGATAATGCAAATCTGCAGCGAGGATGTAGGTCTTCACTTTGCTCAACGTTTCTCCTAAGCGATCGGCTCGCCTGCTTAGTAGCCCCTGCCCTGGTATATCTGCGCCGCATTGACGCCACCGCTCGCGGAGCCTGACGATACTTGTGCCCAGATCGCGGAGTAATACTGGGTAAGCGGCAGAGCGACGGTAGGCGTGATGGGTCCACCACCCACGACAACACCATCGATGCCGAACGTCAGGGTCCCCGCGCTCGCGTTGTAGATCAAATCGAAGGTGTGGAATTTGGTGTAATCAAAAGCCACGCCGGTGTCGATTACTTGGAGATCACTGCCACCGCTGGTCAGGTGTATCTTCCACGTTGTGTCTGTGCCATAGATGAAGCGGAATCCATAGAATGGAGAGCCACTGCTCTGCTGATAAGTGGCGGAGCTCACGTTTCCGCCGATCGCATATGCATGGGAGAGCAATCCGATAAATGCAATCGTGTTATAGGTCTGAAATTGGAGCGTCGCGCTGGCCGAGGCCGACGGCATCGGGGAGAGAGTCCCGATGTAGTAGTTTTTGGTGTACAAGCCCACAGAGACATTAAGGGTGGTGATTTGAGCCGACCCGTAGAAACTGAGCCCGGAAGCCGTGTCGATGCCGAATACTCCGGAAGCGGCTGGCATGATGGCGAGACCCTGCTGATCGTACCCATTGGTGGTGCCTTGGTTCGCAATCATCCTGCGCCACGTGGCATCACGGGGAATCGTCGGGATGGCTGCTGCACCGGAGCTGCTTGGCGCCGCCCATGTACCATCGGCACGGAGGAAGTTCGTGGTGCCTCCGCCAGAGGCTGAAACCACCCCTGGCTGAGCCGCCCCAAATGTTTGCACGGCTGATGCGTTGATGGACGTGGCTGCGATCGTGCCAACGTTTAGCGTCCCTGATGCGTTCCCGGCAGTACCGTTTCCGATGGCTATAACGCCGGGACTGATGCGAGATAGAGCTGTATCGGCGGTGGCCGCCGAGGCTGAAGCCGAAAAAGAAAAGATGGCGCTGGATGAACACTTACAGCCCGCACCGGACAGAATGAATGTTGAGCTAGCTTGGCCGATCGTATTGGCTGTGAGCGTGCCGCAGCCTAAGGAACCGGATGAGCTCCCAAAGGTCCCATTCCCGATTTGAATAGCCCCGGGGGTGAAGACGCTCCTAGATATGCCGGTATCAAGGACACCGGCAGAGTTCAGGAACCCCAGGACTGTCCGCGTTTGCACGCTTCCATCGGCTGTTACTCCTCCCTGCGTGGTCGCGAGCGCTTTTATTGATATGCTGCTAATGGTAAAACGGGCAGTGCTTGTAGGGGTGATCACAATGCTTGCCGTGGTTTGCGCGGCCTGGAAGATCGTAGACGACAGGTTTCCTGAGTTGATGGTTGTTAGAGGGTTTGAACCACCGATCCCGAACGAGAAACTTCCGACGGAGACTGCTGATGCAGTAACCGACACCCTATACACTGTCCCGACCGTCAGAGTCATGCTCGTCGGAACCAGGGTGGTTGCGCCATTTGTGGTATGTTGCGCCGTGCCCCCTGCCACTGTCCAAGTCGAATCGAAAGTCCAGTTGGTGCCCGAAGCACCTGAGAGAGCAGGGGCAAGCTCAGGTCCCAGTGTTGAGTACGCGACGAGGTTACCGCCCAAAGAGTTGTCCGCAGCTCCGACATTCACACCGGAGGCAAAGGCTTGTGCTTGAGACGCGGCTCCAACCGTCGTGCCGTTGGCGGCCAACCCGGTTGTCGGAGTCAGATAGCCCGCATCATTGGTGAACGCAGATACGTTGGATGGCACCGTGGGAATCGTTGGTTTGTTGAGGAGCACGCCAAGCCCAGTCGACGCATTCCAATCGGTTTCTATTTGAGCAGCAGGAATAGTGGGTATGTTCAACAGGTCCGCGTAAGAACCTGACGTGGCCACGGTCGCCAAGGCCGATGAGTTTGCCTTGCCATTCAACGCTGTCGACAGGTCAGTTTGGTTTGCCAGTGTGCCGGTGATAGCTCCCCACGACGTTGATCCACCCGAAGCGGCTGACGTAAAAGTTAGGCCACCGACTCCATCATCGGTGATGGTCATGTTGGCTCCAGCTTTGGCGTTCAGGATGCTTTGAGAGCCGGTGTTGGTCCCGTTTACCTTGAAGGTTACGACGGCTGGGATAGTGGGCTTATTCAAAATTTGTGCTGCACCCGATGCAGCAGACCAATCGCTGTTGACCTGCGCGGCAGGTATCGTTGGCTTGGAACTCAGGTCGGTATAAGAACCTGAGGTGGCAACTGCCGCGAGTCCGGTGACTTTGGCAGCGGCAACCGGGCTGGTAGAAGTAAGGTAGCCGGAGTCGTTGCTGAACGCAGAAACCGCAGTTGGGACCGTGGGTATCGTTGGCTTGCTAGTTAGATCGGTATAGGAGCCTGATGAGGCAACTGCCGCAAGTGTGGGTTTGTTTTTGATTTGCGCGAGACCGGATAAGGCGCTCCAGTCAGAGTTGATTTGCGCGGCTGGGATGGTGGGCTTACTTGAGAGATCGTTGTAAGAGCCGGATGTCGCCACGGTCGCCAAGGATGATGCATTGACCTTGGTGGTCAAAGCCGTCTGCAGGTCGGCCTGGTTAGTCAGCGTGCCGGTAATAGCGCCCTAAGCTACGCTGCCATTGCCACCACCACTGCCACCACCAGTGCCACCCTCGCACAAGACTCCCCAGTAAGCAGGGTTGCTGTCTGGCTCTAAATTAAGTACGCCGTTGCGCGTGCATATGTAAGAGGAGTTGTTAAACGAGACACAATCGTAGGCGTTGTAGCTTGTGAGAGTGGAGTAGGCTCCGCGCCAGTTCAATCCTTGCGGGACCCCGGAGCCTGAGGCACCATTGATACCAGCGCTACCTTGCGGCCCTACCGCACCCGCAGCGGCCAGCAGATTCCACGCGGTCGGATTATTGTTTGGCGTCACATCAGTGTTCGCCGCAGCAGCCACGTAGGAGGACCCCAGGTACGACACGGCATCGCCTACGTTGTAGGTGTTTGTGCCGCTCCACATACCTGTCCAGTTGAGAGTGCTCATTGGTTACCCTTTGGCGATCCGATCGATTAACTGCTCAAGTAGGCGCTGAGTCCCGGCTTGCGCTGACGTTTGGTTTGCAAGCATCGTTTTCTGATCAGCCGACATCTCTCGCAGAAAATCCAGTTGGGCATTGTGCGAGTCTGCCTGATGCTGGATGCTTTCGGCGATGCGTTCCAATCCGGATGCGACAACTCGCTGGGTTTCGATGCTGGAGACGACAAGTTGTCGCAAATCCGCGAACGACTTATCATTGCGCTCTGTGTGATCTTTTAAATCGGAGCGCATCAGGTAGGTTTGAATTTGGGACCAGATGAACAAGCCAACGCATATAACCGAGGCACCTACAGCGGGCCCATAGTTGTTGATGGTGGGAAGTAACGCCTCCTGAAACATGCATGGCCCTCTTTCGCGCCCGTGGGTACCTGCTAAAAGGTTGAGAAGTCCAAATCACTTGTAGAAAATCATCCCCGTCACCGCTGTGGACGTGGACGTGCCACCCTGCGCTGTTGTCACCGCGAAGCCAATCCCGGTCGAGAAGTTCATCAATGCGAAATAGGGTGGAATCACGATGCTCCCCGACGCTGGGATCACAACGCTGAACACAACCGTGGACGTGCCCAATGTTGGAGCCGAAGCGACGTTGAAAAACTCGACAAAGATCGGGCTCGCAGCGATGCTGTAGAGTGAGAGGCCGTAGAGGTTGCCAGCGGAAGCTTTGATACATATCGCCGCTCCTGAAACGTTAATGAACTGGGAGGATAAAGTACAAACAGCGTACGTGGATGGGGCAGGAGTAACAATATGACTTCCGTTCGCATCGCACCTCTCAGCCCAGGCGTAGTTTCCGCCACTTTGCTGGAGCATCATGCCCATAACGCCGATCTGAGTTCCCGTGCTGCCTGCGACTCCCTCATCGGTGTACCCGGGCAATCCCACCAGGTTGCCACTCGGGTTGATGACTCCCGTGTACCCTGCGTTGGCCGGAACAGCGGAGCCTGTGGCCGACGCCGCTGCGTTGCTCCCGCTTGAGCTGTTGGTGACGTTGACGTTGAGCGCACCACTGGTGTTTGTCAATGCCGTGCTGCCAGACTGGAGGGTGACGTTTAACGCGCCGCTGGTGTTTGTTAGTGCCGTGCTGCCAGACAGGATGCTAACTGGTAGAGTCACACTCGTCGCCGCAAGGCTCACCTTCAAGTCGCCAGCAATATCCGTTTGCAGCGCGGTGAGTTTACCAGTGGCCAGGGTAGGGGCAGTCGAGTTATAGACGCCACCCACCTGCAGGATGTTGGCCGGAGCTGCGGCACCTTGGGTGGCGTCAAGGATCGAACCAGTCGATCCTGTGATTCCGACGGGCGCACTCAACGCGACCGTCCCTGTTACGTTCTGGATGCCAGTGGTGGTGGTGCTTATGGCCCGGACATCCGTTCCATCCCAGCCCATTGCTACGGTGCCAGTAGGTGTGGCGGCGGCTGCCCCTGCGACATACTGAGTCCCGGAGGTGGCGCCACCAGTGACGTTTACATTGAGGGCGCCGCTCGTGCTGGTTAAGGCGTTGCCTGAACCATCCTGGTTTTTGACCGTGCCAGTGATTGTGGGAGAACCGCTGATAGTGACGCTGGGAGTGCCACTGACTGTGACGCTGGGCGTATTGATGATGTTGGCGTTGAGGTGGCCGGTCGTGTCTACTGACAGTGCCTCGATGCCATTGTTGGAGGAGCATAACCCCATGGCAACCGTGCCGGTGGGGGTGGTTGATACACCATTTTGGATATATTGCGTGCCACCGCCGAAGCTGGTGATTTGGTTTCCGTTGGCATCCACAATCGCAACAGCCGCAGCCTTTGAGTTCGTGAGGGAGAGGCCTGTTTGCCCCACCAAGTTACCCGCGATATTGATACCCGTGTAACTTGCGGCGGCGGGCACGACTGCAGCCGTGGCAGCGGCAGCGGCGTTGGAGCTGACGCCACCCGCAGCAATGTTGACCAGCAGGTTGCCACTCGTGTCAGAAAGCAAGTCTGTTAGATTCCCGGTCGAACCTTTGGTGCCAACCAGGGTAGCCGAGGTTGGGACCGCTGATCCAGTGCTGCCGACGGACGGGTTGGTCATCGTCCAGGTGCCACTCTGGCTGGCAGCAACCGGGACAGTTCCTACGATCGTGGTTGAAGTATTCAGCACTCCGGTTGTTGAGACATTAAGTGGCAAAAATTGCGCGGTGCCGAAGGCCTGCCCCATCATCAACGTGCCCTTCGAGACAATAGGGGCCGCGACAGCAAAGAGATCATATCCTTGGTTCGTGACTGACCCATAGGTGATCGCGTTAAAACTCGAACCCGTGATGCCCCAATACGCTGAGTCCACAAATTGCGATTGGGCATAAGCCGGGACGATGGGCTGGAGGTTACCACTCGTCTGGGTGACCAACAGTGTAACTGGGAAGTTGCCCACAGCCGATGCCAACGGTGTGAGTGAGCTGCCCGAAGAGCCCGTGGTGTGGCCACAAGACAAGGTACCGATGCTTACGTTTTGGAGTTCGTGGGCAAAGATGGACAGGCTCGTCGGGCAGATGGCGGAGCAGACAGCTATGAAACCCAGGTTGTTTTCAGAGTCGAGCTGAGTCACGGGCACGGTGAACAGGATGACGGCTTCACCAAACTTGGTTGTCGTGCAGTCGTAGAGTGCTGCGGGCGCGTACGAGATATTGTTCGAGTCGACGAGGCTCATGCCAGAAAGTTTTGCCGTAGTCAGGGAGGTGCCGTTGGGCCCGAACGCCACCAGCGCAACCACCAGCGTGTCACCGATGACGGGGGACTTGGGCAGCACGTAAACGGGGCTCGCCATCCACTGGTTGCCATCCGCCACGGCTGTAAACGTCGTCGAGCCCGACTGGTAGAGTACGCCGGAGGGCATTGCCCCATCCGTGTATTGGGTTGGGGTCGGGAGCGTCACTGCGGCGCCACTCGCATCGATCAATTCCGTTTTGCTGAAGCTCGTCTCATCGCCGAGAGCCGTGGTGAGTGCGTACTCCACGTTGATGGTTCCGGAGAATCCAGCGATCGTGTGAATGCGGACGTACGGGAAGCCCGCCAGGTTGTAGCGGGCAGAGATCATCGAGAAGTTGGTGGACAGGTACTGGGTGATCTGCTGCGGATTCGACGACAGGAGGGTGCCCGTCAGCGGCGTCCAGTTGATGCTGTCGATCGATCCTTCAACCTGGAATTCACCACCGAATGAAATCGTGCCGCTTGGGACAAAGTTGAGAACCAACGTGGACCACGTAAACACGCCCGAGAGGATGGTCAGTGCGCCACCAGCGGTTGTCGGGACTGCACCACTGGAGATTGTCCCGGTCTGGTTGTTGTACACGGCGCCGACGTTTACGGTTAGCGTTTGGTCGGAGGAAAAAGCAACGGGGAGAGACTGGCTCATGGTCTTCTGGCCGAGGCTCAACGGGAAACCACCAACCTCCGTGATGTTGGCATTGGCCGCACCAGTACTGTCCACGGCCAAGGTGTTGGTTCCGTTCCATAGCTTGACCGCAGAGTCGTTGGATACCGTGACGCGGGGAATGCCAGCTCCGGAGACGCCGGTGCCAGTCGATGGGGCTGTGCCTCCGATGGTCTTGATGTTGTTGTCCAACGCGCCCGACGTAGAGGTGAGAGCGTTCCCAGAGCCATCCTGGTTGCGATGCGTCCAGGTTCCACCTTGCACAGCAGTGGCGTTGAGGTTCGCTGCTGTCGGCTGAGCTGCCGTGACATTCAAGTTGGCTGCTGTTGGCTGCGTGGCAGTTACAGTCCATGTGCCCGACTCCGTGACGGCGACCGTACCGGCTACTCCAGACACAGCGACCGTACCGCTGACCGGCTGTGTCGTTGTGCCCGTTGGATCGGTCTTCACAGGATGGGTGGGCGTGCCCAGGATGTTTGTGCCGTCTGTGAGTTCAACCGGCCATGCCGTAGCATTGGTTCCCGGAGTTCCCTGATTGATCGTTTCAAAAACGCTCATGATGTAGCTCCTACTTATGAGTCTGAAAGTTCGTTCGTTAGATCAGGTCCCAACCGTTGACGCCATTGCTGACGAACGTGCAAGACGAGAATTGATATTGGATGGTGAGACTCGCACCGTTCCGGATTGTGTCGCCGCCACTGCCGACGATGGTGATGGTGTTAGCGTCCGAGGAAATTTTGCAGACGACAATCTGACCATTGACGTTTGAAGCCGCCAGAGGGAAGGTTGCAGTCAAGTTACCGCTTGTCGTAGTGACTAAATCGCAATCTCCCGCGTTGGGACTCCAGTTGGCTGATATGTTTTTAACCGTGAGGCTGCTTCCGCCACCCACGCCAGGCACCGATGTGATGGGTGTCCACACCGGAGCGCCCGTGCTGCCCGTGTTGTTGACAAGTACATAACCCGGCGGAACATTGTTGATGCCTGAAGAACCTTGCAATACGTTCACGGTGCTGTCGATCGCGGATACCGTGTTGCCTGGGGTGCCAGTCATCAGCAATCCAGAGGAGGCAGAGACAGCGCCGCTGTTGGTCGATTTGAGAGTGAATGAGACAGCCGCCAGGTTTGATAATGGCTGCGGGTTGTTGCCGAAGTTGTTGACCGCCTGAAACTTCAGATAAATCGTTTTGCCTTGCCACAGCGGGTCATAGGTGTATTTGAAGATGGAACCATCGAGGCGCATGAACAACGAGCCGATCGCATGGGAGCCGATCGTGGTGCCAAGCTGTCCACGACGAATGTAACTGCCCATCGTATATGTGTTTTGACCGGTGACCGTGGCAGCCGAGTAGCTGACGACCTCACCATCGACGTAGCAAATCATGGAGTCGCTGTCAGCAGCCGCCGTGGTGCCCGAGGCGAGAGGGCCACTGTTTTCGCATAGCTGGACTACCAGCGAACTCGTGGTGTCGGGGTCGGCGGTCACAGGGAAGGCAGCGGCCAGTTCGCCAATCACACTCGGTGTGGTCAGTTGCGCGATTTGCGAATACTTGGTTCCATCCTGCGAGACATACACGTTGGTTGATCCGTAGTTTTCGCCGGTGCCACAGGCTCCGATCCATAGCTGGTTCCCCTGGTATCCAGTCAGGCGTCCAGCGGCCTCAAAGAGTACGACCTCCGATGTACCCGGCGACGCATAAGCATTGGAGACTACCTCGCCAGCCGACTGGCCCTTGTTATAAAGCGTTGCGCAACCAGCACCAAACGGATAATCCTCCGCCTCGATCTTCAGGCCCTCGATTGGATCATCGACGATCTTGGTGATGCGGACCGGGAGGTTGGTGACTCCGAGGTTGGTGTTGGAGATGCCCTGGGCCCACACGCTGGACGTGGTGAGCGTCACTAAGTCCATCGGCTCCAAGTAGGAATAGATGAAGGGCAGCGTGAACTCATACGTGTTGCGGACATAGGTGCCATGCTTCAAGCGCATGTTTGCAGCAAACGTAGCAGCCAGAAGTGTATGAACAAAGCCCCAGTCTTGCGGGTCTTCGATGCGCGAGCCGTAGCGATTGATCAGACTTTGGTCGCTCTCCTCAGTGATTTCTTTGGCGTATTGATTGGCGCGATTGTCCCACTGCACCTGCACGCAATTGAAAGCATCCTGCCAGGCGGAACGCTTGATGCTGACTGGATCGGCGCCCTCCTTGGCCACGAAGCAGGTATCATCCAACGCAGCCACATAAGTAGTGGGCGCAGTCCATGTGCAACCATTGGCCGCCGTGGTTGTGTCGCCGTAAGGTACGAGCTTGAGCAGGCCCTCGCTCACGAAGGATGCGCACATGCCAGCCTCAAGCCACTTGCTCATGGTGGAGTCGGCGGTGTCTTGCGAGTCTAACGACGGGCTGATGAAGAAGTTGTTTGCAGCAAACCAATTCCAGGCCGTGGCTCCAACACTCTGCACGCTTGCCGTGCCAGGTGCGCCCCATGTACCGCCGGGGCCGTTGTCGATGAAGGCTGCCGGGAAAGGGATAGCCCCAACACCGAGTCCCTGCGCCGTATCCGTGAGCACGCGGGTCATGCATTGAACTGGATTGCAATCCAGGATTGCCGCGCCGTTGGCATAGACGCCGCCATAGATGTCCGGTGTAATCACCTCGAAACTGTTTTCCTGCACCTCCCCACCCGACCCCAAATCCATCGGCTCGTAGAGCACAGTGGCAATCCCACTGTAGCCGAGGGCCGCACCAGGGTAGCTGCCGGACAGAAAGCTGTAAGGAGACTGCCCTATGTTGCCTGTAGCCAGCGTGAAATCCAGCATCGTGGATTCGCTCTGTCCTACAGCGCCGGGGTTGTTAATTTGGAAGGTGAGGGTGACTTCGGCGCCGACGTCACCTGATGCAAACTTGTACGTAGCCGGTGCCGAGCCGGTTTGTGCATAAGTCCCAATGGCGGTCGGAGTTCCACTCACCTTGCTGAGAGCGGTACCCGAGTTGGCTCCAGTGCCCGCATACACCACGCCGAGATCGGCGTTGAAGGCGAAGTTGCCTCCGACCATAATGGCCTTACCCGCCGGTACGATGTCGGTCTCTTGGTTGTTGATGGTCGTCAGCAGATAACTGTAAGCCATTTGGACTGTCTTGCCAACGTCGGCGGAGGAGTAGTTGTACGCGCCCGTAGAGGGGTTGACGCTGTAGGTGCCCGTGGTCAGCGTTGTGCCGTAGCTGACCTTCTTGAAGGGCACCGAGGTGGTGTTGCTGACGGTCGTTGAGCCTGGCGAGGAGTAATCATTGTAGTTGGCGGAGTAGGTGCTGGTGGGTGTGACCCCATAATCGTTGGTTAGCGCACTGGCGTTGGTGGGTGTGTACGTGTAAGACGGAGATGCGATAGTGTAACTCTCATACGCCTTTGGTGAACCCAGCCACGACTGACCCGACCACACATCGCCGATGCCAGAGATGGGACCAGCGGAAAGACCGGCGATCAGGTTGACGGAATAAATGTCGCTAGAGCTGCCTTTGCCTCCTCCTTTGCCGCCGCTGCTTACTGCCTGCGAACTGAACCCGTCTTCCCAGAGGATTTGCTGGTTGGTTTTTATGCAGCCCATTATCCAGGTGACAGGCTTGCCGAGTTCGGAGCTGTTGACCTTTACCCCGAATAGTTTGTCGGGCGTGTTGCTACCGCCCCCGCCAAATACGTTGCTCATGAGGAGGCCTCACAATACTGATCTTGAAGAGTGAAAAACACTTTCTCCGACTTGAGAAACCTCAGCCGTGACTGAGCGTTCCCCGCACGAACCGAGGTGTTGAATGCATGAATAAAGTAGTCAGGCCACGACTGGATTATCGCGCCGTGGCAGAACGACTTTGAACCGATGAGACGCCATACGACGATGTCTCCTGGCTGGACTTCCGATTCTGGTATCTCGCGGAAGAAGCGAAGCACCAGGTCGACGTACTCCGTGGAGGCGCGGTGCTGGCCGAGGAAGAGTGGGTAGTCCTTGGGTAAGTCGATGTCCTCGGGGATGTGTCCAGCCTCCTGGTATACCGCTGCAAGCAGCATCCCGCAATCAACCCCCGCGCCTTTGACTTTGCTCCACCCGCGATACGGGGTATTGAGCCAGCTATCTGCAATGGCAACTACTGCTTCGCGTTGTGTTTGAGTCAACATGATCAGACCGCATTCTGTGGTGGCGGAACGAAAGGCATCCCGCCGAATTTGATTTTGTTGCTGAACTTCTGGCCGCAGGTGGTGATCGACTTGTCGCACCCCGATATGACGCTGAAGGTATCGCCGACAGCGGGCGTGAATAGCCAGGGATACATCACTTGCAACTGTCCACTCGCGTGCAGCTTGACGCACTGACTTAGACCAATGTTGGCACCGCTGAGGCACTTCACAACACCCTGAGTGAAGTACCCGGCGGCCTGTGTGAACGCCGTAGCGGGAATCAGTGTCCAACCTGTCGTACCCGTCGCTGCAGTGAAGTTGGTGGTGTAAGTCGCGGCTGTGAGGCCACAGTTGACATCGCAGAATCCCCATGGGCAATTGGATTGGATGATGCGCGTGGGCACCTTGACATTGAGCAGGTAGCAGTAATCAGCGCATTGGAACTTGACGCTGGTGCGAGCGATGCTCTGGATGTCAGTGATTTGACCCCAGAACTTGGTCTCCACCCCAGCGCTCACATTGCCGTATTGGCCCAGCGGGAAATAGACAGTCTGCACCATAATCCCGCAAGCATCGAAGAGACCGTTGAGAGCCGCGTTGAGAATCCCTGTCGGTGCTCCCGGAAAGGTCGTGCCAAGTTGCGGGATGCACGTTAAATCCATTGTGTTGGAGTGACAATCAAAGGAGGCATCCGATGTTATGGCACCACGCGACCATTGGCCCCACAGCGAGGCGGAGTAAGTCGCGGTCGGGTTTGTCCAGCCCGGTGTCCCGGCGGGGATGGTAATGTCGAACTGGCCATCGGTCGCAAGCAGAAACTGACCGTTGGGCAAGTAGATGGTAAAAATGTCGGCGCGAACACAGTTGGGATTCGCAGCGAGCCAGGAGATGAGTGAGGATGGCATGAGGCGTTTCATTTATACGCCTCCGGGAGCAGCGATGATGCCGTAGGTGGAAGTCGGCAGGAATTCGCTAGAAAATTTGACCCCTTGAATCATCCAGTGATCGATGCCGTTGTTGATCGTAAAGTTACGGGTTGCGTCGATGGTGTCTTCCGCGAACCTGCAGGCATACATAAAATTCCCGGTCCAAGTGAGGACCGCACCACTTGCAGGAGCAGTGGCGAATGTCACCACCCCGGTGGTGGTAATTGATGCTGGAGCGGTGAGGGTGCCACCTACATATATGGATGGCGTCCCGTTGACGTTTTGAATGATGTCTGGGTAGCCATAGATGTTGCGGCTAAGCTGGAACGACTTGCTGGTCCCGTCACCCTTGCCGAACTGTGCACCAGTCACGGAGTTATCTTGGGGGTCCGCAAACAGGAACAATCCTGCGCCGCCTGCAGTGGCCATGAAGGTGCCGAGCATCTGCGCGACTACGGAGGAGGCGGTGTGCTCGTGGCCGGTGATGTTATCAAGGGAGAACTCAAAATCCCAGACGCAAAACGGCATCAAAGCGATAGCCGCGTTGATACCGGCTGGGCCCTTTTGCCGCACCGTATTCCACCGGGGACTCTTTTTGAGTCCGGCGGCCATGGACAGTGGCATTGTCGGCATTACTGGATATGCCATTAGCGGTTACTCCTTCGCATAGCGGCAGTGATATGGCGTTGAAAGATGGAAGCGTGCTTGGAGAGCATCTCGTCGACACCTTTTGCGTCGACGGCGTGGATGGTCGGCGAGAAGCTGATGTTAGGTGCTGCACCGTTGTTACCACCCCGCTCGGCGCGTTCAACTCTATCCGTCAAACTTTTTGTGATTATCGTTTCCCCTTGATGCCCGATAATCGGGACAGCGCCAGCAGAACCCACTGCTGAGCCAGGAATCTTACCGCCCTCTTCAAAGCTCATCACCGCTGCGAAGGCTGCCGCGCCCGCTACATACCCCCACGCGGGAGCAGGAGGAATGCCTGACATCGCGTCGAACGCTTTGCCATACGCGTTCTTCGCATGGATCAACTTTTCTTTATCGCCGGTCAATTCCATCATGATCAAGTTTTTTATCATTTGCTCGGCCATCTGTTCACCGGTCTGGCGGAACGATGCGGCGAGGGACTTATTCATCACGATGCTGTTCGCGATGTCTCCGGCGATGGCCTCCTTCATTTTGTCTTCGGAAGCTTTGATTTCCATCGCCTGCTTTTGAGCGGCGGCGGCGATGATGGAGGTTTCTTGGTCTTGACCCTTGCGAGTTGTTTCGACGATTTTGTCGTTTAACTGCTTGACCTGCTTTTCGTAATCTTTGTCGAACTTATCGAGGTTTTTGAGGCGGGTTTGATACGCGTGTACCTCTGCCTGAACCTCGGCATTGTTCGCGGCAACCTCAGCCTGCAGAGTCTGTGCTTCCGTCCGGCGGTGCAGGGCCGCATCATCCTTGGCTGCTTGCTCGGCAATCTTCTTTAGCCGCTCAGCGGAGGAGATGGCGGCCTTCATCGCATCGTCAGCGGTTGCCTGCTGCAGGGCTTTTGCGATTGCCGCACGTTGAAGCGCAGCAGATCGATCGGCCTCAACAGTTTGTTTGTCGGCGTTGGCCGTAATTTGTATTACCGCGTCGGCGTTGGCCCGGACATCGTTTGCCCATTGCGCATCCAGCTCTTTGATCTTCGTGGCATTGTTACTGGCGGCCTTCAACTCGGCATTGAATACGGCCTGCTTCGCTTTTAGGGTAGTGTCGGCGGCATCGATAGAGTCCTGTTTCTCGGCGGAAATCGCGGCTTTCTGCTTCGCCAACTTGGCGTCGATGTTATCGTCTTCCCCACCTTTGGTCGCGGCCATGGTGGACTCAGCCTGGGTGCGAGCAAGCTTGATCAGTGCCTGGCTATGCTGCTCTACACCGGCTGCGAGGGTCTTTTGGAGGTTCGCCTCATCCGTCATTCCCGCAATGGCGGCAGAGGTGCGAGCATTGCCACCCTCACCTTTACTGATGGCTGCAATCTTCTCCTTGGCTTGGCCAGTGAGGTTGAGTACGTTTACCCATGCCTGTTGCGCGGCGATGTCCTTCTCGGAGGCGCCGATGCCCGCAGCATCGATGATGGCCATGTCCTTCTTGACCGTGTTTAACGAATCTTGGACTTGGATTTGATCGCTCGTGATGGCGACGATCTCTTTTTGCGCGGTCAATACCGCCTGGGCGGACCGTAAGGTATTCTGACGCAGAGCTTCCGCCTTTGCCTCATTGCCATTTGCTTTGGTCGCGGTTGTGAGGTATCCCTCATAGGCGGCGGTGAACTCCTGGTATGCGCTCTTTACACCTTTGACTCCCGACTCAAAGATGTCCATCTTGCCGATACTCGCCTGGATATCGTTGATGATCTTCTCTGCCGTGTGCCCGAATCGATCGAACTCGTTGATCAACTCGTTGAGGGATTGGTGATCGATCAGCTCTAGTTCGCGCTTGAGGGCACCGAGGTGGTCGCCAGCCAACTCATCAGTGCGCTTTTGGACGGTGAGGAGTTTGTCGTCCAAGCTGTTCAGAGCCTGCTGGCCCTTGATACCAGATTCTTGCTCGGCGAATCCCAACTCTCTCGCTGCTTCTGCGGCCTTCTCGTGTTTCTCAATTAGATCGGCGATGATCTTGATCGCGACAACTACGCCAGCGATGGGCAGCATCATCGCGAAGGCTTGGCCAACACCGGGGATTGTTGCAATGAGAGAGTTGAGATGCCGGGGAAGTCTGACACCGACGCTGTCCTCAACGAGCATTAAGCCACCGGTGGCCTCGTGCATCGAAGCCGAAATGCCCTGACCGGCCTCTCCGGACTTATCCTTTAGGTCGTCGAGATCAGACTTAACCTTCCCGAGATCAGAAGTAAATTGAGCGGTCTCGGCTTTTAAAGATACGATCAGACTCCCGATTTCGCTCAATTTTTAACCTCTTCCGTGGTTGGCTTCAGGTGCGGCCACACGCTGTCGAATAATGCTTCTGGGTTTTCAAACTTACTCGCCGTCAGATCAGCGATGACCTTCAAGCGCACATCCAAATACTTCTCGCGAGTCGTTGTCATAGGGAGTTGACCGATGACCTTTTTGATGTGCTGCTTGCCTTCGCGTAACTTCTCAAGCTTCGCCGCCTCTTTTTCATCGCGGATGAAATCGAAGGCGCATACCGTGGGGGAATCTTCGCTGCCGCGATGCACATTGTATACAGCAGATGCGGTTAGAGCGTTGGCATACCTGTCGTAGCGGATGCCCACATTGCGGCGCTTGCAAAGGGCCTGAAACATACCAGGCGTTAAGTCCCAAAATTCATCCGCCGTGAGGCCCAGGTCATATCGCGCCATCGCGAAGTAATCGACCCACGTCTCCGGCGCCTGCTCTATGCGGTCGTCGGGACCGCCTGTGAGTTTGGGTCGGCTGATGCACCCGTTTCTTTTTGTTCAGCGAGGAGCTTTGCATAGGCATCTTTTACGCCGGGGAAGCATAGATCGAACAGTTTGTCGGACAGGATGCGCTGAGCTTCGGGGTTCAAAATGTCGAGTACCTGATCCGCAGTAACCTCGGGGTTGAAGCGTTGGAGCGATCCCCAGATAATCTTGGGGAAGTGCTTGCCCGAGCTGATGTCCTTCCACACGTCGATCTTCTTCAAGTCGAGGCCGATGGCATCTTCGATGCGAGCAAGCGCACGGTAATCGAGGCAGAGACGCCATACCTCGGGCTCGGTGCCATCTTCTTTGTCGATCGAAATCTTGAAGTGTGGGGTGATAGCCAGTTTTAGAACTGTCTCGTCGGGCATGTGTCTCATCCTCTTGCGTCGTCAGTTATGCAGGAGGGGGCCGTAGCCCCCAACCATGTCATGGGTTACTAGACGTATACCTTTGCGCCCGTCACTTTGATTTTGACGTCAAGTCGGGCTGGCTTTTCGAGCGGAAAACTCGGAGTCATAGATTCCACGATGCCAGCAAAGGTGCAGGTATTCGACGTGCCGTAGGCCGCCTTCATGTTGACGGCGACACCCGCCAGACGAATGGCCTCAAGCCCCACCTGGGTAGTATCTCCAGGGAGGAAGAATGCCTTGACATCAAGGGAGCCTGGGTCCTGGGTGGAACCCATGAAGGTGTCTACGCCTCCAGTTGTGGCCATCGTTGTGGTCTTCTCGACTTGTACTTTGTCGCCGGAGAAGGCAAATGAATCAACTCCTGCAAGTACGGTGTAAGTTCCAGGGACGGCGACGGTCGCGTAAGAAAACGCATCGCCGAGTCCAACATCAGGGAGAACAGACATGGTAGCTCCTTAATTAAACGATGGTCCATGGGCCAGAGAGTTTGATTTTGACGTCAAGACGGGCAGGCTTTTCGAGGGGAAAACTCGGAGTTATCGACTCGACGATGCCGGAGAAGGTCCTGCTGTTCGAGGTGCCGTACAGAGCTTTCATCTGGACGGCAATTGTTGCCAGGCGAATCGCCTCAAGCGCTACCTGCGAAGTGTCTCCAGGGAGAAAGAATGCCTTGACGTCGCAAGAACCTGGGTCTTGAGTTGACCCGATGAATGTATCTACGCCATTGGTGGTGGCCATTGTTGTGGTCTTCTCAACCTGTACTTTGTCGCCGCTGAAGGTGATTGAGTCTACGCCAGCAAGCGCTGTGAATACGGTGGGGGAAATAACAGTCGCAAATTCAAACTGCGCTCCGATGCCTACGATGGGGTTGGACATGGGTTATACTCCTGCTTTGCTTTTGGTTTCGGATTTGGTTTTAGCGATGACCTTAGGGGCGATCGCGGCATAGAACTCTGCGGGTAACTCATCCTTCGGAACCGGAGGAAACTGCCTGTGGCGGCCATACTGGTCGTGGGCGCAAACTGAATCGCCGTGGGCGCGGGCGACCAGCAGCTCTGCTCCGTCGATGCTGTCGAGCTGGTTGGCGTTGAGGGCCTCAAGCTGGAAGAGGTAATCCTCGATGCCGGTCTCCGGGAACTTGTGCTCCATCCACCAGGCGCGGGTGTACATCTGGCTGCTGCCGCACGCGTAGGGTGGGTGAGGCCGGTTGGGCTCATACCAGTACTTGTACGTCTGGCCGTTGCTCATATCGTAGTAAAAGATCGAATGGAAGCCGGTTACAGAATTACCCGTGCTGAGGAGGCGATCGACCTGCTTGCTCACACGCTCCGGGCCGCTGAAATCGTCCTCGTCGATCGTGACGAAGATATCGCCGGTTGCGTAACTCGTGCCGAGGTTGCGTAGGGCGCCTACAGGCATGCGATCGCAATGGTAATACTTCACACGCGGATCGTCAGGCAGCAGGCTTGGATCGAGTGGAGACTCGTTGTTGTCGAGGATCACCAGCTCAATCTCGCCGTCATATGTAGAGGCGAGAAACGCATCAGCGGCAACGCGAAAGTATTTGTCGCCGTACCCGACTGGGAGAATCCCACTAACTTGAGGCAAATCCGACATTACAGCTCCTCCGGTCTGGTATAGTTTATTTTCGACTTGGCATCGCGAGCGTCTGAGATCACTGCCTCAGCAATCGGGCCATCGATCTCATCGATCAGCCAGCACTCGTAGGTGATGGTGACCGCATGATCGCAGGCGATCTTGATGGTGATCTCTTTACAATGGCCGGGGACGACTCCAAGACCACTCAACGCTCGATATACCGCACATCCAGGACCTGCCACAGCGTTTGCCATCAGTTACCCTTCTTGTTTTGGAGGTCTAAAAGTAGGCCCACCGCGTTGGTTGAAAACTCATTCAGAACTGCATCCTTGCAAGACTCCCAGGCGCGTTGTAGCCAATGTTGCGCCGGGTTTGTGACCGATCCAAATTCTTGTATTGACCCCCAAAAATAACCCTTCAACGGTCCAATCCGAATCTCGATGCTTGACTCTCCGTCATCGTTCTGCCAGCGGCCAACCTCGTATCCGAGTGCCTCTTCGAGGACTCCATGGCCGACGGGTACAGTCTCGGCGGCGGCATCTAAAACGATCTGAGAACAAGGCTCGATGCAATTGCGCAAATATCGTTTCGCGGCCCGTACAGTCTCGTTTTGCAGGAGATCGGATAACTCAGCGAGCCCCTCGATTTGGACAGCATCACTCACGCACGCCTCGTATGGCGCGAACACGATCTTGAATAGAGGGAAGACAAGCGGGTTGCATCTGGCCGATGCAGGAGAGGCTGATGGCCTCTACAGGTGGGGATGAGCTTATCTTCGTGGCGCGGTATTCGTGATCGTGTTCGCGGTGCTCTATATAACCGTTGCTTAGTCGTAATAGAAAATCCTGAATTGCAAGTAGGCGCCGTAGATGAAGGACTTTGCTCCCTCCTCGTAACGGTCGTCCCAATCTCTTTCAATGAGCACCCCTTGAACGACGGTCGCATCTGTATCAGGCAGCGTCCCCTTGTAACTGCCGAGGAACTTGCGGACTGCCTTGGCAACGCTGCGGCTGCCATAGTAGGTGGTTGAGTAGCAGACAACTTGGAACAAACCCTCGCGGAGGCCCATCGGTCCGGACATGGCGTTTGTGTCGGTGGTGGAGACGCGGCTGAAGATGAGGAATGGAAGTGTTGCTCCCTTGGGCGCGAGAACCCACCATGCGCGGGCGATGCCGTTCGAGTCGGCGCCAACCGCAGCGGCGACTGTTGGGGCTTGTGTGATTAAAGTGAATAAACCTTGCTCGATCATGGTGATACCTTCAGGCTTTTGTTCCCGCTCGTTGTGATTTATTTGTTGATCGTGTCGTCACCCACCCAGCACCACAGGTGTGTTTCCACCCTTGAACCATCGGGGTCGGAAAACGACTCCAAATTCATCCTTTGACCACGACAAAGTAGGTTCATGCCGGTGTCGAGGCTCCAGGTCTTGGGCGCTCGGATGATTACCTTGTAGCTGCTTACGGCCTGGAGGGTCTGCGTCTTGTCCTCCTGCTTGCCCCTCCACATGGACACGTTGGCCCACACGGTAGCCACAGCCGTCTCCGGGAGCGGTGTACCGTCCACACCGTTGCCGTTGGAGGGCTGCGTAAATGTGACCTGCTCGGTATACTCCGTTGAACCGAGGTACCGGGAACCGCACGCCTGCTTCGGCAACTTCATAAATCACCTCGGGATACGCATCGATCGGAAAGATGACAACATCCTGCGCAACGTCATACCGACTTCGCTCGTAGGTTCCACGCTGATGATCTGGCGCACATCATGCATGTGATTTGCGAGGTACAAAATCGCCATGATGAGGCGTGAAGGAACCTCGGTTGGATCGGTGGCGGAGTATCCGCAAGAGTATCGAATCTGGATGCAGTCTTGTCTGCGATCGGTCAGGGGCCAAGCCAAGCCGACGTTGAGCGTGATCTTGTCCGCGAAGACGGTGTAGGTGGATGGGTCGAGCGTTTGCACCACACCGTTGGTATCGTTGTATGTAACCGTCACCGCGTTGATGAGCGGCGAACCTGACGGAACGACGACCGGGCGGCGGACCAGCTCGATGCTGTCCAGCGTGGGGAAACCGTACCACCAGAGATTGGTGGCATACGCGTAACTCAACGCGAGGAACTCCTGGCGCGGGTCAGCTTGGCCTGGGAAAAAGTCGAACGTCAGCAGCACTTGTTCATTGAGACAGGCCGTGGCAGCCATGTTTTCTACTTCGTCGCTGGCAGCCGAGATCATATCCAGCAAGAGTTGATAGTCATCCGTGTACACAGCCGGGGAGATGCCATATTGATACTTTTGTGGGACGTCAAAACGACCGAAGGCTGCGAGGCGCTCGGGTGTGATGACGGGCTGCGATCGAGGTGTGACGATCTGCTCAAACATGGATTACTTCCTCCTATTTAGCTCCAGTTGCAGCCTGAACAGGGTCAAGTTGGAGTTGCCTGCTGCCTGCGTATGCTGCGAGCATGTGCATCCAACGCAGTCACAAGGATCGCCCGTGCAACCGGTGCAGTCACCGTCAACGCAGGGCTGGCACTCACACTCACACTCGGTGGCGGCTTTGATATTGGTGACTACTGGACCGTCGGGGTGGATATTGCAATGCACCGAGCCATCCATGATGCACGTGCATTGTGGGGCAGGCGGCTCCTCAACCTTTGCCTCAATCTTGAGAGCGGCAGGCGCGTTGCGAAATCGCTTCAGGTCGAAGCAGTTTTTGACGGCGGACTGGTCCTTGTTGACCGAGGTCGCGAAACCCTTCTTCACAGCGTCGTCCGCGCTCATCCATGTCTCTTCGGCTTGCATCGCGAGCACGTCCTTCTTTGGCAGACCGGTCCGCGCAACGTAGATGTCGGCAATGCCACTCGTAACGGTGGTCAGCGTGTCCGCCATCTTGGTCATGTCGGCGGCGTTGCCAAACGCCATGGCCATAGCCTCGTGGATCATGAGGGTACTCCCAGCGCACATCGTGATGTTGTCACCGGCCATTGCTACGATCGATGCAGCAGACGCAGCCAGGCCGTCAACGATCACGTTGACCGGCTTGGAGCACGCCTTAAGCAGGTTGTAAATTGCCACGCCCGCGAAAGCGTCCCCCCCAGGAGAGTTGAGGTGTAGCTCGATGTTGTCGAAGTCACCCTTTAGTGCGTTCGCGACCATGGCAGGTGTAGCGCTGTCACCGTCGTCGCCGTATCCCATATCGCCGATCATGTCGTAGAACGACAGAGTGAGTGTCCCGTTCGATTGATCCGCGTTGAAAAACTTATTGGTCATTGTCGTCTCCCACGGCCAGAGCGACTAATGCTGCGCGGGCCTCTTCATCGTTCAAACTTTTGCGCGACTCAACATATTCGGTGGCAGCCTCGATGTCGACACTCAATACCTCGGCCACGAATTTAGCATCCGGAGCTGACTTTAACTCTTTGCGCATCACGCGGTCGGCCATGCTGTTGGCGAGGGCCTGAAGGCGGGCGTTAGCCTTATTGGGCTTGGCCGGGACAGCCTTCTTGGCGGGCTTCTTCGCTGGCTTTGGCGGCGCGGGATGCTTGAAAGGTGGCTCCGTGTTGCCATCACCATCACCGGCTGCATCTGGGCCAGGCACATCGGGAGCAGACTCACCTGACTCCTCATTTGCATCGTCCGGATCATCTGCATCAGGTATCTTTTGGCCGGGGATGAAAAATTCACCCGTAACTGGGTTGTAAATGGCTCCGTTCGCCGGGCCTGATAAGAAGTCTCCGCCCTCGATGGAGTCACGATCCTCAAGCAGGCGTGCCTCATTCGGCGTCATCTGCCAGCTATTGATCAGGGCCGAGTTGGTTTGGGCTCTCTCCTTTGGAGAACCACGAAGGATGATGTCGGCACTGTGTTTTGCATAGAGCTTACCCCACTTCTTGCGCGGGATGAGATCGCGAGTAATCGACTGCTCTATCGCGGCTGTATAGGGCAACAACGAAGTGTTGAAGTATTCGTCCAAAAAGGCTGAGGAACTCGCGTAGGTGGAATTTTGCTCTCCGAGGCCCATCTTCACCAGCAGCGGAGCGCCACCGAGGAAGCGCACGACTTCTTGCTCTGACCACTTACGCGACTCCAGAAGTTGTGATTCAGCAGCGTTAAATGACATTTTCTCGAACTTCCCGTTACCAGGGATGATCGAGAACTTGCCCGCATTTTGCGAACCGGCGAAGTCCTTACGCAGTCGATCGATGATGTTTTGTCCGGCCTTTTCATCCGGTGCCTGGTCGGCATCCGGAAATGAGATGAAGCCGCTCATGCCCAAGCCATTTGCAAAGTTGCGCCCCGCTACCTCCTCCGCTGCCATGAGCAGCGACAGCGCCTCCTTGGCGAGAAGAATGGTGGGGGAACCTTCGAGGCCGAATCCTTCGAGGTTGAGTGCAGACACATGCCAGATTTGATCCTGAGTAAACTCTGTCATTCCGCCCTGGCCCGCATTGGTGTACCGATACTTGAGGGTAGGAGGATTCGTGCTTCGATCCCAAAAAGGGGTCGTGTGCCAGGCGTTCAATGGAATAAGTGCGGTGATGTCACCAGCTTGGTCGGTGATTTTTTGGCAGTAACAATTTGAATTCATGATCAACTGGCTGGCAAGGAACCAGCGCATCTGATAGGAGGTCTGGTATTGGTTTGGGCAGTCCTTTAGCAGCGAATACAGAGGCTCGTCGATCGCGGGCTGTGTGCGCTGGCGGCCAGCCACCTTCTTGGTTTCACGCAGAATCAGAGGCATCTTGGCGAGGTCGTTGCTCAGCATTTTCACGCCGCCTAAAAATGCCGACACGCGGATAGCAGTTTCGCGAGTAACAACTTTTCCGGCGGCAGCGGGCAGACCAACGAGCGCATGCACCAGCTCGGAGCTGGGGGACGCTAGTGTGCTCTCCCCAGAATTTCGGAAAGCTGAAAAACTCGCTCTAATACGACTGGATAGGCCCATTTGTACTCTCAACCTAAGGGTTAGTAATTTGCATTACAGGTGGCGCTGCTATCATCCAGTGCAGCTTTTGCGGCATCGTATCCATATAGGATGCGCTGGTTTTGAAGGCGGAGGCCGCGATCCATGCCTAACCCAGCATCATGCAGTATCTGCTCCCACTTGTATTCCTCATCGGACTGGCCGGGGCGCTGCTTGAGTGGGCGACCAGAATGCACTCCATGGATTCCACCCTCGCGCAGGATGTGGCTGATGCGGCTCTGCGTGGTGGCAAAGGCATTTGCGATCTCTGCTTGAATCATGGTGGGGTTGGCTGCCGCGAAGGCGATTACAGCCTCATAACTCAGTTTGCGTTTGCGTCCACGATCGGCCATGCTACCACCACACTTTCTTTTTTTGTTGATTGTCTGGGTCAGTGGCCCGGGCGAGGGCCATGATGAGAGAGGAGCAGCCGTCGATCTTCTCCCGGTTGCGATCTTTGGCGGGGCGGATGAATCCGGTGCCGCGCTGCGTGTTCCACCTGAGGTTGGAAATTTGCCAGCGCATAACTGGGTTGCCTGCGTGCGCGAACTCTTGGCGCAGAACCTTGCGCATAAGCTCACAGCAAGGGGCATTCATTTTTAAGTGGGATTGTGGGTAATCTACGAGCTTGTTCATCGCGAAGCCAGACTCACTGAGCATGCGAATTAGCTCTGAGGACCAGGCGGAGTCGTAGGCAATCTCGCGAAGGTCAAATTGCTTGGTGAGTTCGGTGATCTGATCGGCGATATAACGGACATCGGTGAGGTTGCCTGGGGTGGGAACGATGAAGCCATCACGCGACCAAATATCATATGGAACATGGTCGCGTTTCACGCGATCCTGGATGTTATCCCCGGGGCACCAGAAATACTCAAGAGTTGACCACTTTTCGCCGGATTTAGCGGGCGGAAACAGCAAAACAAGGGCAGAAGTGTCGATTTTTGGGGCTAAGTCGATGCCTCCAAAACAGGTGCGGCCCTTAAGTGAGGCAATAAGATCGGCGCGGAGACGCTTAGGGTCCGGGTGGGTTGAGAGGTCTTCGGTGGCGCAAGCGTCCCAGCGTTCGATTTCGAGGGCTGGATCGCTGGCTAGGTCGCTCCACAAATTCATTCTGAAGCGTAAAAATTCACCGAGCGCGGTGGGTTTGCCTTGAGATTCAGCAAACTGATTTTCCAGGGCACTGAGGGGAAGGATGTACCCCAAGGAGGGGTTGGGCTTCACCCAATTCTTTTTTTCGCGGTAGTCGTCCTTGGGGTCTAAACAGAAAATGAAGGCTGCGACCTCATCATCCTCGACCATGCCGTCAAGGATGCGGGTGCAATACTCGTGCTCTCCCCAATAAAGTGTGGACTTATTAGCTGAGCTACCGGCTGTGGTGATTAACCACATGAGAGGCTGGCGACGGGTATCTCCTCCATATCTCAAAATCGACCATAGGTTGTTCGACATCGGCCAACGATGCATCTCGTCGCAGATTGAGGCAGACACAATTGCGCCGTCGCTTGAATCTGCGCCGCGTGCAAGGGGTGAGAGCCGAGAATTACTATCGGGCACATACAGCGACAGCACTGGTGAGTTGCCATATTTGTGGATAGCCGCTGATAACTCGGGGTGCTTGTCGCGCATCGCGACGGCCTCCGAGAAAACCTCCATCGCTTGCTTGCGGGCCGTGGCGGCGCAGAAAACACGGGCGCTTAACTCGCCATCTGCGAGTAGATGGTATAAGGCCAAACCAGCGCAGAGTCCCGTTTTTCCTTGTTTTTTGGCCACCTCCAATGCACAGCGGCGGAAGCGGCGGGAACCATCCAGGCGCTGCCATCCATATACGACGTACAGGACGGCACGCTGCCAGGGCATCAAAACAATGGGGGTGGTCTGAGCGGATGGAATGCAATAAGTTTCGAGAAACGAGATCACATACTGGCCCGCCTCTGGGGAGAAGCGGATGTCGGTGCGCCTGAGATCATCTATGTGGCGCTG